TAGCATCAATTGCAATGGTATTACCCAAAGCTGAAAACTTCTATGATTTATTTGGTGGTGGCTTTTCGATATCTCACTACATGCTTAAACATAAGTCTCATAAATATAAAAACGTTCATTATAACGAGATAAAATCAGATATCGTTGAACTCGTGAAAAAAGCTATAAATGGAGACTATAATTACAACGTATTTAAACCCAAGTTTATTTCAAGAGAAGATTTTTTTAATGGGTTAGATGATCCATATATAAGATGTTGTTGGAGTTTTGGGAATAATCAAAAAGGCTATTTATTTTCAAAAGAAATTGAGCCATACAAAAGATCTATGCACAACGCAGTTATATTTGATGAATTTGATTCACTTGCTAAAGAAGTTTTAGGGTTCGATAAATGGCCTTCTAATGTTAAAACTATACTGCATAAAAGGCTTTATTTAAGACAATTAGTTGAACACTATCGAAAAACAAAAATACCTACAGTTTTATATCAGTTTTTAAATGAAAAACAGCTAGCAACATTGATGGGGAAATCAAAGTCAAAGGGAAGTTGTCATTTGCAGCAGTTGGAGCGGTTGGAGCAGTTGCTGCAGTTGGAGCAGTTGCAGCAGTTGCAGATGTTGCAGCAGTTGGAGCAGTTGGAGCGGTTGGAGCGGTTGCAGCAGTTGGAGCAGTTGGAGCGGTTGGAGCGGTTGGAGCAGTTGCAGCAGTTGGAGCAGTTGCAGCAGTTGGAGCAGTTATCATTTTCTTCAGTGAGCTATGAAAAAGTAGAAATAAAAAATAATAGTGTAATATACTGTGATATCCCGTATGCAAGCACTGCTGATTATGGATCATTTGATAGAGCTAAATTCTTAGATTGGGCATCTAATATTGATCACCCAGTTTATATTTCAGAATATAATTTAAATGACGACAGGTTTAAGGTGGTTTATCAGATAGAAAAACGATCCATGTTATCTCAGGATAAATCAGTAGGCAACAAAACAGAGAAAATATTCTGGAATCAAAAAGCAATAAAGCTATAAACAAAATATGATATAATATAAAAAAGCATAAAATCGACTTTAAGACTATAAAAATAGGGTTAATATGGAACACTATTAAAAGGAATTACATGACTAAGTACAACAAAGACATGCCAGCAAAGTTGTTAAAAGCCATGACCAGCGGACATTCTTTCGAGGGTGCTTGTGGTGTTTTAGGAATAGGAAGAACTACGGGTTATCGTTGGGTGGAATCACATGGGGGTTTCTCAAACGCAAAGGAGCAAGGTGATTCTAATGCTCTTAAGTTTTTTGAACAAATAGCAATATCAAAACTCACTGGAGTAATACCAGAAGGGCTTGTCAGAAAAGGTTCTAAAGCAATCGATTCAACTATGGCCATCTTTATGCTCAAAACTAGATTTCATAGAATATATGGTGAGAAAGTAAGACTAGTTGATGCAGATGGACTTGATCAAGGTGTGGAAATAAAATTTAACTATGAGAATCCTAAGGCTAAAGCTAAAGCCAAGGCCAAGGCTAAAAAGAAGTAATAATGAGTGAATCAAAGCCATATCTCGAGGCATTTAATCCTTACGTCATACCGATGCAAGCCGAGTTTATGGATTTAGTAAGTGATTGGGAATATGACAAATCTACTTTGGAAGTGCTTTTATCAGGTGCCTATGGTTCTAGTAAAAGTATTGTGGTCGCTCACATTGCTATTAGGCATTGTCTTAATAATCCTGGTGCCGTTGTATTTATTGGGAGGCGTGCTTTACCTGACCTTAAAAAAACCTTCTATTCTGAACTTGTTGAACACCTCAATACGCCAAGCCTTCAAGAAGGCAAGCACTACAAAACAAACGAAACAAGGGCAGAAATCAGCTTCCCCATTACGGGTAGTAAAATAATAAGTGGGTCATGGGCAGATAGAAAATATAAAAAGTTTAGGTCATTAAAAATAAGTATGTTTGTGTTAGAAGAAGCAGCAGAAAATGACTTGCAAGATAAAGAAGCTTTTATGACTATAAAAGCACGCCTAAGAAGGCTACCACATGTTAAAGAAAATATTTTAATTGCAATCACAAACCCTTCAACACCAGAGCATTGGCTATATGAGTATTTCATAGAAGGACAAGAAAAGTTCGATACAAGAAAGGTACTTTATTCAGTAACTACCGATAACGTTTTTCTTGATCCTGTTTATGTGAAACAACTTCTTGCGGACTTAACACCAAAGGAAGCACTTCGCTATATTTTTGGGCAATGGATTTCATTACAAGAAGAAGTTATTTATAGTTGTTATGATCCAGAGTTAAACTATTCTAAAACAGACTATGATGTTAATACAAGTCATCCGGTTTGTATCAGTTGCGACTTTAATATAGGTGAAGGCAAACCCATGTCTTGGGTTCTATTTCAATATATCGACGATCATTTTCATGTTTTTGATGAAACAGTTATCTTTTCATCTAGAACAGAGAATTCACTTGATGATTTAGATGAAAGGGGGCTTTTAGACTATCCGGTTACTTACAAAATATATGGCGATGCTGCTGGTAAACATAAAGATACCAGGTCTAAACGTAGTGATTACCAGATAATTTATGATTTTTTAGAAAAAGCAGGTATTCCATTTGAAAAAAAAGTGTTGCCCTCTAATCCACCAATAAGAAAAAGACACAATAAAGTTAATGTTTACTGTCTAAATGCTTTAGGTAAAAGAAGACTAACAGTATATAAAAAGTGTAAAATGTTACACAAGGGTATGAAATTAACAAAATTGAAAAAAGGGGCTGGTTTTGTAGAGGATGATTCGCCATCATGCCCATGGCAACATAGCACAACAGCACTTGGATACGCTATTACAGCAATTTCTAGCAATAAAAATAGAAAATCATTTGTGAGGCAATTATGATAAATTTATATTCAGAAGAATCAGCTAAAATTATAGTTAAATATATTGAAGACAATCAAGATAGGATAGTTACTAATACAAAGCTATTCGATATCTATGAAGGCGAAATAGGCACTTTATTAGGTCAAAAAATGATTGCAGACCTAGGTCAAGATTCATATTTACATGCTAAAGAACGAAAATGTCCTATAAATGTGCTTATAAGAATGATTGATAAACTATCAAAAATATATCAGCAAGAACCCAAAAGGGAAGTAATTAACGGAAAAGAAAGTGATAAAAAAATATTAGATAAATTTGAAGACCTACTAGATATAAATCATAAACTAAACACTAATAATGAATTGTGGAATTTATATAGGAATAGTCTTTTACAAATCGGTATCAATGAAAAAATACCCTTTGTTAGATCAATACCCAACAATAAATTTTTGGTTATGAATACGTCTGAAGTAGATCCTACTTCTCCAGATTTAGTGATTTTATTTATGAATACAATTGTAGATGATTTAGGTGTTGTTAACCAGATATATTGGGTTTACACTGATGACCAATTTTGTATTTATGACTCCAGATCAAAGATTAGATATGATATTTTATCTAGCCTTGGACAAGATGGGACTATCCCTACAAGTTCAAAGCCTTTTTGTTATCTGAATGCTTCTGAAAATCTAGCTATGCCAAAACCACAAAATGATACTTTAGATATGACTTTACAGATACCATTGCTTTTATCCGATACAGGCTACATAGCAAAGTTTAGTGCTTATTCAATAATGTATGGTATCGATGTGGATTATAAAAAAATGGCTATGTCACCCAATGTATTTTGGAATTTTAGCAGTGATCCTGAAAGTGATAAGAACCCATCGGTAGGTACAGTTAAACCTGAAGGCGATATCGACCAGCTTATAAAACTAGCAATAAGCCAAATGTCGTTATGGCTAGATACAAAGGGTATTAAAGTTGGATCAATAGGAGATGCAACTATAGATAACGCTTCTTCTGGCATAGCTAAGCTAATTGACCAAGCAGATGTAACTGAAATAAGAAATTTCCAAGCTACTATATACACCCATTTTGAGAAAAAATTCTGGGATTTATTACTGCATGAGATATACCCTTTTTGGAAAGAACAAGATTTGATAGACGATTATGGTACTTTTACTATAGGTGCAAGTGTTGCTACTTCATTTAGGCCGCAAACCACATTAGTAGATAAAGGCGAACAAGTAACGATCTTAAAAGCAGAGGTTGACGCTGGGTTTACTACAAAGCGCAGGGCAATAAAAGAAATTAACCCAGATATGACAGACAAAGAAATAGACGACCTATTAGCTGAAATAGATAACGAAACTGAGGTACAGGTGATTAACAATGAAAGTACAAAGGAACAAGACGCAAACAAAAATAATACTGAAGATACCACAGGAGATAACGGGGAAACATAAAGTAGAAATAGCAAATAGGGTTATTGAGTTTATAAGAGAAAGGACATTAGAAGGTAAAAATGTTTATAATCGCCCTTGGTCTGGCAAGGCTGGTAAGTATACAAAGCCTTATGCTAAAGAGAAGGGCTATTCGTCTCCTGTTGATTTGGAACTATCAGGTAAAATGTTAGGAGCTATGAAGCAATTCAAAGGTAAAAGTAAGCCTGGCGAGATAACTATTGGATACACAAAGGGTACTAAGCAAGAGAGAAAGGCAGAGGGTAACATACAGGGCACTTATGGTAAGCCTTCTCCTATTTCTGGAAAGGCTCGACCATTCCTTGACATACTTAAAAAAGATTTGAAAGATATAGTTGTAGATTACACTGAAGAAATAGCAAAAAAAGTTGATAAAAAAATAGTACCTACTAAGGGCAGAGAACTAAAGCAGACAGAAAGCAAGCCTGGACTTTTCACACTAGGATAGGTGGTGTAAAATGGCAGCAAAAGCAGATATCAATAAATTTGATAAAAAAATGAAAAATTCATTATTCAAAATAACTAGCAGAAAGCAAATGAAGCAGCTAGGAAATCTTACTATAGGGTTAATACATGATAGGACTAGAAACAGTGGTAAAGGAGTTGGAAAGCCAAATGGGAATAGAACAACTCTAAAAAAAGTAAGTAAAAAATATGCTAAATGGCGTGAAACATTTAAGGATAAGCATCCAAAAGCAGCTAGTGGACTTAAGTCAAATCTAACTTTAACTGGAGATATGTTAGACGATATGCAGCTTATAGACCTATCTAAAAGCAAATTTGAAATAGGTTATGGTGATAGTGACAATCAAGATAAATCAGATTATCAACACGCAAAAGGAAGGAGATTTTTATTTTTAGGAAGGGCAGAACTTAAACAGCTTGCATTAGAATTTGATAAACAGGTTAGGAAAATAACATCAAAAATTTGACAGAAGTCAAAAAGGAGTGGTAAGATTATGGCAGATATAAATTCAATACCTCCTGTGGAAGGTTTGGAAGCAGACAAAAAAAGTCCTGTGGACAACCCAATAATACCAAGTGAAAATGATGTCGTAAAATATTCTTCTTACAAGAAGGTATTAAACGAAAAAAAGGCATTAGGCGATAAACATGCCGATGCATTAGCAAAACTTGCTGATTATGAGGCTAAAGATAGAGATATTCAGCAACAAATGTTAATTGACGAGAAAAACTTCGGTGAAGTGTTAACTGTCAAAGATCAAGAACTTGAAAGATTATCAAATGAATTAAATGAGTCAAGGCGAAATGAACAAGACTATAGGAAAATGACTGGGTTCTTGTCTGGTTTGGGTACATCAAAACTTGAATCAAAATATTACTCATTAGTTCCATTAGATGAAATAAAGCTAGAAGATGATGGAACTATAGATCAATCTTCTTTGATTGAAACGGTAGCTAAGTTCAAAACCGATCATAGTAGGCTTATTGTAGATCAAAGGAATGATTTACCTCCACATAAAGTGGGCGACTCTACGGGTAAAAAGCTTAGCGTGAAAGAATGGAAAGCACTAGCGAGTAGCAAGGAAATGAAAGACCGCTATAATGAAGTCGATTGGGCTACAGCATAGCATCATATAATTTTCTAAAAACCTCCTAGGCTTTTATATTGTTTATAAATTTTTTGGAGGTTTTACCAATGTCAGGACTTACAGACTTATCAGCAGTAGAAAATCAAATTCAGACTAAATGGTCATCTGTATTTATGGCTGAGTTACGAGAAACATTTATGTTGCAATCCTTATGTAGTAAGGAATATGAAGGAGAGATAAAAAACGAAAACGATACTGTCAGAATAACACAAATTAATGCTCCTAGTTCTACTCTTAAAACAATTGGAACCGATTCTGATACATATGAAGCTAACGTTTTGGATACAAGTTATGTGGATTTAAAGGCTACTAAAAGAGCTGTATCTGCAATGAAATTCACAGATTTAGTTCAAATTCAATCAATCATCGATCCAACAAAAAACCCAGGGATTAGAAATGCACTGATGCATGATATCGGTACACAAATTAATACCTATTTGTATTCTTTGATGGTTCCATCGACCTCTAGTCCAGATCATACCATAGGTAGTACAGCAACATTGACTGAGGCACTTATTGCGACAATGCGAGAAAATGCATCAATAGCAAAGTGGCCTAAAGCTTCTCCTTGGTATTGTTTGATGGGGCCTTCGTATTATTCTGACTTTTTGGCCATTAATGGCGTGGTTGGAATTGATTATGGTTTCCAAGACCAAGCAAGAGTTGGCGGACAATTTTCTCAAGACCGTTATGGGTTTAAAATATATGAAGATAACAGCATTCCAACTGCTACAAGTCTTATTTCATTTTTGCCTGAAGCTTTGCTTTTTGCAGCGCAGACAGAGCCAAGAATAAAATTAAGTGACCTTCATAGCAATGGAGAATTTGGATTTTCTCTTAGTATTGATATGGTTTTTGGTGCCAAATTGTCGATAGATGGGGCAAAGAAGTGCTATACAATTACAAGCGTATAATTTTAAATTAAAGTTAGGGGAATAACTATAATGCAAAATAATTTTGAAAATCTTTTATGGGTCGAGGGAAGAACACCAGAAAAATTAAAGTCACAGTTAATGACTATAGATGTACCATGCTCAGTTATGCAGGGATCATGGTCATCTAACAATGGACATTATGGGTGTTGGGTGCTCTTAGATCGACCTATTAAAGCAATGAAGAAAAAACAAGTTACTAAAACAATAATTTAAAGGAATAACATAATGACTCTTAAATCCGGAACACTTGGCGGTGGTTTCACTAACAAGCCTCAAATAATCAATACTGTTTATGATTTTAGTGCAGATGGTGGTACAAAAACAACATATGTTATGACACCAGCAGCTTCAGAAGATCTACTTGTTAAGTTGGTGGGTATGCGAGTTGATACAGCCCCAATTTCATCGGGTGCAGCTACAATAGGCGTTGGTACTTCTGATACAGCAGCGGCATTTGTAACTACAGAAGGCAAAGCAACATTTGTACTTAATTCTTTTATTACTCCAGAAGCTTGTACTACAGGTACAGAAAGTTTTGTTAAATTAGCATCGGGTTCTACTCTTGATTGTGATGTAGCCACAGAAGTCTTAACTGCTGGTAAAATCACATTTGTATGGGAAATTATGAAATTCTAAAATACCCGAAAGGGTAGGTTGCTTGGGTTATTTCCCTAACCTGAAGGGAGACGCTTGTAAAATAGTGTCTCCCTTTTTAGGAGAAAGTTTAGTAAATGGCTATCGATGATTTAACGCTAGTTAGTACAAAAATCCCTTCAACGGATCTTATTCGTGGTACGTATTTTAAAACTGGCGATCTAGTTTATGTTAGAACTATTTCAGGCGATGAAAATGGAATTATAGATGAAAGCAATAGCTCTAATGCAATTTTGCTTGCAGGGGAGACTTTTGTAGGAGAACCGATTGAAATATTAAAATACAGTATAATTTATGTGTCAGCTTATAGTGACCAAGATAGTGCTGTAGACGGTCTTATAATAGAACAAGGTTCTAGCTATGATGGTGGGTTAACATTTCATTGGTATTTAAGCGACACCTACACTATGTATGCAGGTATCGGGAAAACATATGCAATTAACCCTTCAGTCCAATATTTTAGGGTTAGATATGTAAATGGTGGTGTTGATCAAACAGACTTCCATTTAATAACTGTTTGTAAAACTAGAAATGCACTTCAAAGTTCTCATAGAATTCAAGATATAATTGTAGCCGATGACGATGCAATCCTTACAAAGTCATTGCTAACAGGTAAGGATGTTAACACAGGTTATTATGTAAATGTAGGTACTAAGTATGGGCAAGTTGGTAACAATCTGCTTGTATCAGTAGATCAAGTAGAACAAACAACAAATTCATTAAAGGTTATAGATTATGCGCACGCTGAATTACATGGCGGTGATCACTTTATAATTAGATTAAATACTTTAATATCAAAAAATGGAACGTATGATATTTTGTTTATAACACCTAATACGATTAGATGGTCGCATTTTGTTCCGGGAGTTGAGTCTCTATCCTCATCTGTATCGGCAACACTTTATGAATCGCCTACTACTACAGCTAATGGAACAGCAATACCCATAAGAAACAGAAACAGAAATACAGGTGATGGTAATAATACTTTACTTGCTTTTCATACTCCTACAGTAACATCCGTTGGTACTACTATATTAGGATCTGTTATAATAGGTAGTGGAAAAAACACAGGTGGCTCAACTAGGGACAGTGAAGAATTTATTTTGAAACAGAACACAAAATATTTGTTAAGAATAACAGAACAAAACATTGTTGCTACTAAGGTTAACTACTCAATAGATTGGTATGAACATACAAATCGCTAATATTAAATAGGGGAAATAATGTTCGAGAGATTTTTTTATAATGATGATGCCACGCTAGTTGATAGAACGATTGAATGGTCTAATCCATATAGCTCAACGGGTGCATGGGATGCAAAAAGTTATTTATATATCAGTAGCTTTTTACCTTTTAATCACAGGTATTTTGATGTGGCAACAGCTAATGATAAGGCTGGCACATTGAGCATTGATGTATGGTATAATTCTGCTTGGACTTCAGTTGTGGACATAGTTGATAAGACAAGGACTTCAGGGATATCGCTTGCTCAATCAGGTAATATTTATTTTACAATTGATAAGTTAAAGGCATGGGAGCAAGAGGATGAAAGTTCGGATATAACAGAGCTTTCAACAACAAATATTTATAATGCCTATTGGATGAGAATTGGATATGACGCTTCTGTTGATAGCACAACTGTTATCAATTATATAGGGTATAAATTTTGCGAGGATATCGATTTATATACATATTACCCTCTATTTAATAATTCAGGTTTGAAGACACAATTTAAGTCTGGAAAAACTGATTGGAATGATCAAACTATATCAGCTTCAATGGCTATAGTAAGTGATTTAAAGTCAAGGGAATTAATAGTTTCTAAAAATCAACTTATGGATTCAAGTAGGTATCTATCTGCATGTGTGCATAAAACAGCCGAAATAATATATGCTGGTTTAGGTACTGCTTACAGAGATGACAGAATTGATGCAACAAAACAATATACAGAGGCAATTAATGCATGTAACTTTAATATAGATACAAATGGTGATGGTAAACTAAGTAGGGTGGAAAAGGTCGGTACTAAAATGAGTAGGATGTCAAGGTAATGGCAAAAATATCTCTAATATACGATGGTTTAATTTCACTTATTGAAGATCAATTAACGGGATATACACGCCTTGCGAATGCATATGATATAGAATCAAATGACATTTTAAGAGTTGTAAAAGGGTATTCGGTTGGTTTTTCTTCTGGTTCGAATACAGATAGGTATATTTGTGATGAAAAATTAACCACTAATCGTGAATTTATATTTACAGTAACTAATTTAATGACTGCAAACGAAGCAGATGCAACAGGAAGAGCTGTTATAGAAAAGTCGATTATAGAAGATTGTTACAAGGTATGGAAAAAATTACAATCAACATATTACCTAGGAATAGTTCAGGTCGCTAGTTGCAAGTATTTAGAAGACGCAGGTATCGAATATACTTTTGGTGATAATCAAAAGGCTATTAGTGTTATTTCATCACTTTCAATTGAATATTTTGAATAAGAAGGGGCGAGAATTATGGCTTATATTAATACTAGAAGTACAGTTTTAGGATTAAAAGTTGAAACTACAGAGGGAACTTTAATTGATCCATCTGCGGCAACTGAATACTTAAAGCTTCAAGAGGATGTATCACTGACAGAAAATAGAGAGTCGTTAGAGAATGCAGAATTAACAGGCTCCATAGGAGCAGCAAAACCGATACCAGGTGTTTCGGCTCCTACGTTATCATTTAGCTCTTATTTAAAGCATAGTGGTACTGAGGGAGTTGCCCCAGATGCAGGGCCATTGCTTAAATCTTTATTTGGTACTGAAGCAATTAGATCTACAGAAAGAGATACTGTAGCAGGTGCTACAGTATCAATCATTTCAGTAGACGCTGGGGAGGGAGTGGAATACCAAAGGGGTGATGCCGTCTTAGTAAAAAATGGTACTAACGGGTATAGTATTAGACCTGTTGAAAGTGTTTCAACAGACGCTTTAACATTAGGTTTTGATTTGTCAGATGCCCCTGGTGTTGGTGTTGAACTAGGTAAGAGTGTAACCTATATCCCAGCTGATACAGGACACGATACTTTATCAATGCATCTTTATCAAGGCAATGGTGGTTTACACCAAGCTGTTGCAGGTGCTAGGGCTATATCTTATGATATTACAGCAGATGCCGGACAAACTATAAACGGATCTTTTTCTTTAGAGGGTATAAAGTTTTTCAACAATCCAATTAATATAACTTCCAGTGATATTTATATTGATTTTACTGAAGATGGGCCTTCAACTTTAGCCGCAACAGTAGCAGCAAAGCAATATTCAGATCCAGAGGAGCTAGCTAGTGCCATACAAACATCTATGAATGCCGTTGGGTCACAAACTTATACAATCACATATAATTCAACGGGTGCATCTGCTGGCAAGTTTACAATTGCAAGTGGAGGGGCTTTATTTGAACTATTATGGGCAACAGGGGCAAATACACTAAACACTATTGGTGATAAAATTGGATTCACGGTTTCAGCCGATGATGATGCAGCATTGTCATATACTAGTGATAATGTTCTTAGTTGGGCAGCTCCTCATACACCAAGTTACGATGGCGCAGATCCAATAGCAGCAAAACATCACGAAGTTTTATTCGGTGATTCTTCTGCTGATATTACATGCATCAATCCATCTAGCATTGGTATAAATATATCTAACGAGAAAGCTATTATAGGCGATATATGCGCACAATCAGGTCAATCGGCATCTTTGATAACTGGAAGAAACGCAACAGTCTCTTTTACTGCTATCATACCCCAGCATTGTGTTGCTAACTTTGCAAGATATAGAAGGGGTGACACAGTAAGATTTATGTATGCATTTGGTACAAAATCAGATGGTAGTAACTGGGATTCTGCTAAGTCTGGATGTTTGTTTATACCAAGCGCAACAATTTCATCTCTAGAAGTTATCAATGAGGACGGAATTGCAAGAATACAAGCAGAGATAGTTTCATTTGTAGACAGCGGACTTGGTGAGGTATTCCTAAGTTACGTTTAATTATTATTTTAGGGAAAGGGAAATAACCATGGAATTAAAGTTAAAATTTAAAGGATTCACAGGCACAGTAACAATGAGGGCAGCAACAAATCTAGGTCGTCTTCAATTGATGGAAAAACTTAATGTCAATATAATGGAACTAGCAGACAGCAAGGATGATAAAACAGCTATGAGTTCATTAATGACAACTAAAAATATCATTGCTTTATTAGAAGCATCTAAAGAACATTATATAGATGTTTCATTAAAGAAAGGTAAAAAAGAATTTCTATCATTTGATGATTTGAATGAAGATTCAGAATGTCAAAGTGTATTAATGGAGTGTGCAACAAAGGCACTCATGGGCTTAGGTGATTCAGAGTCAAAAAAGTAAGTCTTCTGGCAAGAAGGGCGACAAGGGGAGCTATTTGGGGAGACACCGAAAATCATGAGATGTTTCCTTTTGTAGCAGAATATTTTGCTAGAAGAAAATTAAAAAGATTGGGCTTTACAAGTACATTTGAATCCTTGTCGTATATTAAAACAGAAATATTTTTAGCTATTGATCAGACAGTAGATACAATTCAAGCTGAGGAAATGCGGAAAAGTCTTAAAAAGAGGTGATTTTATGGCAGCAAATACCGTTACTCTGAGTGTTAATATTGAGACAGCGGGGGCTGCAAAAGAACTACAAATATTCGCAGGGAAAGCAAAATCATCATTTAGTAACTTGCAAGCTGGGATAGTTACACTTAACCAAGGGTTTCAACTTTTAGGAAGTGGGCTTCGTAAGCTTGCTGGTGGATTTGATAAAACTGTTGGCCAAGCAATTATATTGCAAAAAAATATAGCAGAAGTAACGACACTTATCGGAGATCAAGAAGGAGCTACAGCACAACTAACTAATGAGGTTCTTACTTTACAAGCGCAGTATGGAACTTCTCAAGAACAATTGACTAGTGCCTATTATGCTGCAATTTCTTCTGGAGCCGTTGATGCAACTAATGCTATGGAGTTGATGAACTCGGCTTCTAAGTTAGCAATAGGCGGTGCTACTGACCTTGATACGGCTGTAGATGGTTTGACTACAGTAATGAATGCATTCGGCAAAACTTCTAAAGATTCTGCTCAAATTTCAGATGCTTTTTTTATTGGTATGAAAGCGGGTAAAACCACCGTAGGAGAGTTGTCGTCTAATATTGGGCAAGCCGCTGGTTTAGCGGCTACCATGGGTGTTAAGTTTGAGGAGTTGATAGCTTCAACAAGTGCGTTGACTACTGGTGGTATTTCCACATCTATGGCAGTTACTCAAGTTAGATCTGCTATGGTGGGCTTGGCAAAGCAGACTCCTGAACTTGCTAAAACACTTAAAACTTTGGGAATCGATAATGTCCAGACTGCTATAAAAACAGAAGGGCTGGTTTCTGTACTTAAAAAGATACGTGGCACTACCGATGGAAGTGCAAAGGGTTTAACAAACCTATTTGGAAGAGTAGAGGCCGTAAACGCAATTGTTGGTCTAACAAGTGATACGATAGGCACCAAATTCAATGATATCATGGTTTCCATGGGTGATATTGCAAAGGATGCAGGTGCAACTACAGCAGAAGCTTATGGCAAAATGGCAAACACAATAAGTCAAAAAATGGCTGTATTGTCTGGTAAGATAAATGCATATTTCACAAAAATAGGCTTGCTTATAGGTCAGGCTTTAATACCTATTATTGATTCAATCGGGCCTAAAGTTGATGAACTTGCTAATACGTTTAGCGAACTTGTTGGTTATCTTGTTGGTATTTATGAAGCTCTTAAAAAGATTGATTTTAAGAGTATGGAAAAAACACTTCTATCAGCCGCTATTGCTGTTGGTATTTTTGCAGGTGCATGGACTGCTTTTAATGTAAGTACAATTGTAACATCATTAGCATCATTGGGCACTGCACTAGTGGCTTATGCAACGGCTGCTTGGTCTTCTGCCTCAGCAACATTAGCAATGGTTGCTCCATATGCGGCTGTTGTAGGGGCTGTTTCAGGTTTAGTTGTAGCAATTGATTTGCTTATAGCTAACTGGAAAGGTTTTTCTAAAATAGCAATATCTTCTTTGGCTGTTATTGGAAGTAGTATTAAAAAATATTTCCTTCAGGGATTGAATTTAGCATATACAGGAGTTCTAAAAGTAGCAGAAGGTATGAATTATCTTAATGTCATATCAGATGAAACTTTAAAAGGAATGCAAGAGGGACAACAAGCTTTAACCGATTCAATAAACGGAACAACTGACAGTCAAGACGATAATATTACTTCATTAGAAAAAACTTGGGATAGCTTTAAATTTAATGGTGGTACGGTAAAAACCATTATTAATGAGATGTCAGGAGTGATGAATCTATTCGGAAATGAAATAGATAAGTCAACTGAAAAGTTAAGTCTTCAGACAGGTGTGGTTAAAGATCTTAAGAATGCAGCAGATAGTTCCATTAAGTTGACCATAGATGCAGAGGTTAAAAGTTCCGGTGGTAATATGTTTAGCGGTGCATTGTCAGCAGCTAACGCAGCAGTTCAAACAATGGTAACAGGGGCTAAAGAGGCATGGGCTGACATTCCAACATGGGGGCAAGATGCTATAACAGCTGTGGGTGGAGCAGTAGGCAAAGGGGCAACTGCATTAATGGCAACATTTTCTGCTGGTGCCGATGCCACTAGAGCATCATTGGATAAGGCAGCAGACTTAGCAACTACAATTGCAGAGC